ATCCGCTGGTGTTGACATCGATGGGGCACGAAGCCACTTCGATGACCTCAACAAAGCGAACCTCGGGTCCACTCCAGAAGAAATTCAGGACGGCGCAGACTACTTCGCCGGACAGGTCAAAGGTCGAGCACAGGAGAACGGCTCGCCTTCAACCGGTGCCATAGGTAAACTAGGCACTGGCGGCGGCGAGAAAGAAGTCAAGAAATCCGACTTCCTAACTCCTGACAGAGTTTCCGATGCAGACATCGAGGCTGCCTACGAAGTATACAAGGCAGCAGCAATGGAGCAGGAGTTCAGGGGCAGCCTTGAGAACCAGTTCGCAAGCCGCTTCCAGACAGAGCGAAAGGCTGAGATAGCCAAGGCTCAGGCAGCAGCGTTCGACGCACGCGGTCCTCTCGATGAGGTCATGAAGGCACTCGGTGCACTCAACGACAGAATCGACAGCATCGGTACAGCAGAAGCCGGTGTCCCAATCGCCAAGAGCGAGGCAGCACCAGCAGTAGAGATTCCCTCAACGCAAGATATGGCGAGAATGTCATGGGACGAAGTTCATGCCCTCGCAGACAAGACCTTCAGGGGAGAGTGATTTAGATGGCAAGAGACTACGTACGCACAATAACAGACATGGAAAGGTACTACTACGGTGCCGGAAACGCAATGGGATACTCCTACTCCGGTAGCGAGTTGCTCAAGGCCGACAGCCCTATGCTGTCCACGACTGCTGGTACCTACCAAGCAATCTACGGGCGCAAGGTCTGGTCGCAGTTGAACCAAGAGTTCAACGCCTTCAGCATCCTTCCAAAGAAGCCTTGGGACAGGTCGGGATGGAGAGTCATCACCGCCAAGCCCAATGGAGGCGCACTCCACGGTGGCGTCGCAGAGAACGCTGTTCTCCCTGACACTGTGAAGCCAACCTTCCAGCACGTCGCTGCAAAGCCAAAGACGATTGCACACACCTTCGACATGTCGGAGACCGCAATCTTCCTCGCTGACAGGGACGACGGTCTCGGAGACATCCGAGCAGTACTCAAGGAAGAGATGGGCAAGCACCACGCAGAGATGGTCAACAAGATGCTCCTAACGGACGTCACGACCGTCGCTGGCAACAACTTTGAGTCGCTGGACAGAATCACGACTGGCAACACGAACATGACGTCGGGTACCCACTACGACACTGCTGACGAGGACATCTACTCCATCGACAGAAGCGCCAACACATGGGCTTTCGCTGAGGACAACGCTGACTCAGGCAGCACCAACAGGACGCTCAGCCTCGACCACCTCGACACCCTATTCCAGCAAATCTGGGAGCGTGGTGGCAACCCCAAGGTCATCCTAACTGGATATGACACCTTGATGAGACTACAGCAACTGCTACAGTCCCAACAGAGGTTCATGGAAGAGAAGAGAGTCACACCAACCTACAACGGTGTCAAGGGTGTTCCCGGTATGGAAGCCGGATTCATCGTTGCTACATACAACGGTGTTCCAATCATCCCAACCAAGGACATGCCAAAGGACTCCATCAGCAGGATGTACTTCCTCGACACTGACTACATGTACTTCAGCACTGCAATACCAACGCAGTACTTTGAGAGCGGCATCGAAACTGGCGACCCGTTCGCCATCAACAGACTGGGCCAAGAGGGTCTCTATCGAACCATGGGCGAGATATGGACAACCTTCTTCGGAGCACAGGGGAGCATTCGTGACCTAAAGTGAGGTTGCAGGTAGGAGAATAAGAGATAGGTGATGAAAAATGGCAGCAACAACGCACAGAGGAATAACATACACGACAAGCGGCAGCGCAACCACCACCGTAAACCTAGACCTTGGTCTATGGGCTGGTGTGGATGAGAGCGAGACACTATGGCTAGACGGACAGGCAACTGCTGGATACCCCGGCAACCTAGACGGCTTCCAAGCAACGAACACACAGGTTGTACAGAGGCACAACCCACGACTGATTGCAGTCACGATGAGCAGCGCTCTAGCCGAGGGAGAGACACTAACCCTAAGCGGCTCTTGCAGCAAAATCCTAACTGTAGTCGGTCTACAGGCAGATGCAACAGCATCTCTTGGAGTGGCTAAAACTAGCGATTTGGTACTAACCTTCGACATCGAAGCAACTGCTGACGGTACTACCAATGACACAACTGGAGCAGAACTACTGCTCGTAGTGGTCTGAGGTGGTTTCCTTGCCAATAGTGAGATACAATGGACCTTCCTTCTACAGAAGGAGTCCTGACGCCTACTCCCCTGACTTTTCAAGGGGAGAGGAGCGCGAGGTCTCACAGGCTTGGGTAAACGAGTGGAGGCGTCTCTTGGTCGAGCCCGCATTCACCCTGACGGGTGATGAGGGTGTGACCGAGGACCTCCATTCCGATGGTATACCCGACTCAGGTTGGACGAACTCGGACATAACGAATTGGCTCAGGGAGCAGGGAGTCACAGTAGGTAGAGGATACAAGACCAAGAGCAAATTGCTTGAACTGGTCGACCTCCACCTGAACCCCCCTGCCGAGCCAGCCGTTGTAGAAGAAGAGCCCGAACCCGAGCCAGTGGTTGAGGAAAACATTGAAGAGGAATCAGGAGAGTGATTGAAACATGGCATTACTAGCAACAGTAGCAATTGACGCACGACCAACAGTATTCGGCAACAAAGCCGTAGTGACGGGAACCATAACCAACGCTGATGCAACATCCGGCCACATAGACCTATCCGGTCTGTTGGCTAGTGTTGACATGATTGTGGTGAATGGTGTAGGCTCAACCGCATTAGCAGCAGCAAGCACAGCAGTGGACGGCACAACCGTCTACCTAGACAACTTGACCAGCGGCTCCGGCGGCGACTATCAGTTCATGGCTATGGGACACCGCAGTTAAGGCGGTGACCTAGATGGCTAACCTAACACCCAAGTACAAAGTCGTCGGACCCTTCTCACCGAAGGAGTTCAATGACACGTCCACGTTGTCAACGACCATAGCCACGGCTGTGGGCACGTTGAGTGATGCGTCGAGCACTACCAGTCTGATAGCATCGGACCCGTTCACGGTCTTGGGGAACGTATACATCCTAGTGACATACGTATGATGGTGAGGAAGGTGCATGGGATTCGATATACAGACTCTCGATGTCACTGATATAGAACGTGCTCAGAAACAAGGCATTCGTGCTGAGGAGCACTACCAGAAGAACATACAGGTTGACCCTAAGAACCCACTCAAGGGCACTGTCAGCAAGCAGCGTGCGAATGCACGAAAGGCGGCTGACGTGCTTGACATAGGCGCTGGCACTAGGTGCAAGCACTGTGGCATGCTACACTTCATGTGGAGAGAGACATGTGGTGTGTGTGACAAGCCCATGGAGTACAACCTAGGTACGAGAAACGAGGAGGCGAGGATGTGAGTATATTCGATAGTGCTTGGTCCGTCCTCAAGGCACCTTATGAGTCGCACAGGGTACGATACATGTCTGGTGCGAGGGGCACCCCAAAGGAGACAAGCGAGCGCAAGTATCTGAATAGGTTGTTCAAAACCAGCATGTTGGAGGGAAAATATCCAGCGAGCGATAAGAGGTTGACCCCCGACCAGATGATGCAACTCTTTGGTGTGGAGAGACTGACACCTGAGATGTTAGAATTCAAGAAGGACAAGGACGGTAATTCAATAGCCTTGAATCCTGAGATATTTGAGAGATTCAGAGACATTCGGGATGACTACATCAAGAGGATAAGACAGGACTTCAGGGACAATCCGCAGAAGTACGGCGCTACTGCCTCATTCCCAGTTGGTCAAGGTGAAGTAAAAGCCAACAAGAGGGGTGACTTCAGTGAGATTGACGACACGGCTGCGATGAACCCACAGGCAGAGCGTGAATCCACTATGAGTGAGAGAGTGGGACGAGCACTCTATAATTTCAATCCAGCCGATATAAGGGAACTTAATAGAAAAGCCTTAGAGATACAGAGGATTCTACAAATGGATGTGACCAAAGATAGTTTCAATCAAGTTAGAAACTGGCTATACACCAAGTACCCTGAGTTTAAACCGAAGGAGAAGCCTTCCGTTGACAACACAACCACAGCATCGAGGATTGCGAGCAACCTACTCACGAACCCCATACTACCGAAGCAGGGTGACAAGCAAACGACCCTCGCTGACTTCGGGAGGAGCCTTGAGGAAGAACCCATAGTTCCGAAGCCTGAGAAGAAGGACAACAAGGCTCTCATAGAGGAGTTGATTGGCCGAGCAGAGCAACTAAAACGAGTCGCTGACGCAAATACGAAAGAAGGCAAGGACGTCACAGCGACAGGTCATCTTAAGAGACTCGATGAGGTGATAGAGCAACTTCAGAATGAGGGAGTCGGACTCGATGAGTACAATGAGAGAGCGAAGGCAATGGGCATCAAAAACCCAAGAGCCGCTGATGCGGTGAAACCCGCTCCCCCTCCGCCCAAGCGGTCGGAGAGCACGCAGCCAAGCGGTGGCATACCGCTCACAGAAAGCGGTATAATCGACATATCGAGACTAGGTGAGATGTTCGCATCGGACCTATCACCGACAGAAGCACCAGTAGAAGCACCAGTAGAAGCACCTGTGAAGGTGCAACGAACCACGCAGAAACCCACAGGAACCCCTACTTTGGAGTCGATAATGGACTTAACTACGGCGCCTCCCGCTCCTACAGCCGCTCCTACAGCCGCTCGTGAGCCATCAGAGCGTGACATGCTCGTAGAGAAAATAAGAAGCCAAATGAGAAACAACCCAGATTTTGCTGACAGGGCACTTGACGAGCACAAGGCGAACAATCCGATTGACGACCATCTGAGACTCCTAGGCGACGTAGGTCACATGGGTAGGCTCGCAGACCATGTGGGTGTGCCTTTGCAACAATACAGCACTGTGTTTCAAAGGTTAGAAGGAAACCCTGAGATGTATGGGCTGTCTCCTGATGCGTCCAGCGCTGATGTTCACAATCACATA